ATCCAAATATTATAAAGGAGACAGTAGATGGTATGTGGTGGTGTCCACTGCCTCCATTATAATATACTACCTTTTAAACCAAGATGGAAGACCTAAATGTGGTCTTTTATCAAACATATTTTCTTTAGATCCAGGAGTCTTTTTATTGTTATAATGTAAAAAAACTTGAACACATTCTTTACCTTTAAACTTATTTCTCCAATGTTCTAATTCACAACCAGAATATACTAACATATCTCCTTGTTTTAAATTTACTTTAATACCTTTTAGTCCTTCTTTACCAGACGGCTCTAGATATATTGGCCAAGGATCACCTCCAAGATTCATAGTAGTAGATATCTCACAACTAAATCTATCTTTATGTCTTTTAAGTTCATCTCCCTTTTTATAAATTCTTGCATATGTATATGCAGGATATAATTTTAATCCTGTTACTTCTTCCATTTTAGGTTGGCATTTTAGTAATAAAGTTTCCATAGCAATGTTGCTGTAAGCAGAATAGGTGTTTGGTATTTGACCATCTGGCTCTTCATAATATCCTAATATATCTTCAAATGGTGAAAAGTATCTACGCTCTCTACAAGTATCATAAACTTGTTTTTGCATACTAAAATAATTTGCAACAAACGCAGCTAAATCTTTTGATATTGCTTGACGAATAACTGTGTATTTATTTTTTTTAAACATCCTTAGCCATTCCTTTTAACACAGCCTGCATATTCCAATGTATAAATCTAAAAGGCTCTTTGCCGTGATCTACTATAAATTCATGTTCTAAGTATCCAGGAAATATTACAAGAGTTCCTGGTGTTGGTTTAATGTGAATTAATTCAGTTGCACCTGAATTAATTTTATCATTTTTCATGTGTAATTTAGTTGCACGTGCTCCTGTTCTAGGGTCATGAAATATTGGATAAGATGTTTTATCTGAACATTTTAAAAAATAAAAACCTGATACATGTTGATTCCAATGAATGTGAGCAGAGTGGTTACCGCCACCTTTTTTAGAAAACTCTTGTACCCACAATTCAGTAAACATAGTAGTATAAAGCGACATGTTATAACCTAGATGATCTAAATACTCCCAAGATTTTCGACCAACGTAATTTCTAAAATCTAAAAAATCATTGTCATTTGTTAATGATGTTGAATGATAACTTCTTCCAAAATCTCCATGTTCTTTTATATATTTTTTCGCTTCTGGAAAATTTCTAGCGGCTTTAATATGTTTGTTAGAAGCTTTGTTTAAAGAATTTAAATATTCTAATTTTGTTTCAGTCCAAATAGTTGTGTTAAAGTAATTATTTATATACATATTATTTAAATGGATATCCAAGGTTCCACATCACCAATGAATATCTTACTCCTTTCGTTACTGGTTTAACTCTATGCCATAAAAATGAAGGAAATACAATAATAGATCCTTTAGGTAGTATTTGTTTACACTGTATTTTATGTTTAGATTCGTCTCTCATATTAGGTTCATAGTTTCTAAAATCAAATTCTAATTCACCGCCTTCATATTCTGAACCATCAGTTAATTGACAAGTCATGGATAATTTTCTTATTTTCCCATTCATATCAGGTTCATGAAAAGAATCACAATGCCAATCGTAATACTGATTTAGTTTATATTTTGTAAATTGACAATTCTCTGATTCATCCCATTGAAAATTCCAATTTGCTTTTTTATTTGCTTCATGAATATATGGTTGTAATTCTCTATATACCCAAGGTTCATCTAACCAAACTATATCTGAATTTCTTTTTAGTTTTAAATTATTAATTTCATCTTTAGAAAGTTTTTTGTTACCACGGTTTCCTGTTAGACCCATGGTTTCAGATTTAGATAAACTATATTTAATAATATCATCACAAATTTTATGAGGTATAGCAGATGTAAAATACCAATAATAATTAGATATATTCATAAGTTATGGTTTGAATAAAATTCAAACTGTCTTTCTGGTTGTTTGTAATATAATACATATTAGTAGATGGAAACATAATAAATTTATTATTTTCTAAAGGTATTATGCAATTTTTTCCTTTTTTTGTGTTATCATCATAATAAATTGTAACATTACAATTTTTAACTTTAACTCCGTAAAGTAATGTAAAATATGGCGAGTTTTCAAGATCAACTGGATCTACATCTAATAATGGTTTTGATGTTTGATTAGGTTTATAAATATTACCCCACTTATTTTTTTCAATTAAACTTATATTATAATCAAGAAAAATATGTTCTTTAATATATGTATCTAACATATCTAAATTTTTAGAAAAACTAATGTTAGAATTTTTTATGTTTGATTCTAAAATATCTTTTGATAATTTTTCTCTATCAATATCCCAATCTTTGGGCATTACCACATCACCATAATATAGAGCTTGCTCTGTTAATACTTCTTTCTGCATACCACCACCATTTTTAATTTATGCTAATCGATCTGTCAAGTCCCAAGATTGATTATCTTCATTCCACACATAGTCCCAACCATGTGTTCCAGCCTCATTTTGTGAAGTTTGTTCTGCAGTTAATGCAGGAGCGTCACCAATTGGTGATTCCCAAGATGCAGTTGTAATATTTTTTACCCACGATGGATGTGGTTTTTTACGCCAAAAAATTTGATTCTCTTCATCCCATTCATAACCAATACCTGCGTAGTTACCTCTAAAAGGTGTTCCACCTGTTTTATGTTGATTCTGTAAAGTATTATATGAAGTTTGAATCCACATTTGTGCAGGCCAGTTATTATGTGTTTCTAAATACTGTTGTCCTACTGCTTCATTTGGAACATCATTAGAATCCAACATATCTTCATCGTTTAAAGTTAATACTTGTAAAACTTTTCCATTCATTCCTATTTTTGCAAAATGTGCCATAATAAATTATCCTCTATTGAAATTTGTACCTTATCACTACTACACCTGAACCACCAGATCCACCGTTTTGATAACCACCTCCACCGCCACCGCCAGTATTTGCAGTTCCACTTATATTCGCGGGGTTATTTGCATTTCTTGCGCCATCGCCACCTCCACCAACTCCACCAGTGGTATTTGCATTGCCTCCAAATCCTCCACCACCACCAGCAAAAGCATCTCCGCTAGCAGTACCTTTAATTCCAGTTGTGCTTCCATCACCCCCGCCACTTCCTCCAGCAGAATTAGTTTGAAGTCCTTTTTGACTAGCACCACCGCCACCGCCACCATATTCTCCGTTTAAACCAGGGGTAGCAGGGTCACTATATCCATCAGCGCCAGGAAAACCTTGTACTCCAAAAACTGCAGGGATGTTTCCTTGACCTCCAGTTTTCTTTGGAGCTGGATTTGGTTGGCTAGGTCCACCACCCCCACTTCCACCATCCCGACCATTGGGTAAATTGTTAGGAGCTACACACGGCATATATACTCCGCCACCACCTGCTGCAGTATTACTATTAAATACACTATTAGATCCGGGGGCTCCTGGCCGTCCAGGATTTGGTTGGGTACCACCAGTACCACCAGCTCCAACTGTTACTGGATAACCAGTAGCAGCTACAGTAAGTGTTGATAAACTTTTATTAAAATTACTAGCTATATATTCAGTAGTGTTTCCAGGAGTTTCTCTAAAACCTCCAGCTCCACCGCCTCCAGCTCCTCGGTTCACGTTAACTGAACCTCCACCGCCACCGCCACCACCTGCTACAATTAAGTAATCAATATCAGTTGATCCAGTTGAGCTTCCTGCGCATGAAACACAAAAAGTTCCAGGTCCTGTAAAGGTATGAATTTTAAAATCTCCGTCAGTAGTAATTGTTCCACCTGTTGCTGTAACAAATTTTTGATCTTGAGCAGCGTCTTTATTACCATCCAGGATTACTGACCAACCTTGTGTTCCGTCTACGTATAGTAAAGTTGCTGACTCACCATTTGTAACGATATCAGCATCTGCTGCTGCACCATTAATGTTAGAACCATTTCTTGCTAGTACAATTTTATTCGTACCTGCAGTTGCAGCGTAATCTTTAATTGCTACTTGATCACCTGCTGAAGGTGAAGAGGGAAGAGTTACTGTTATTGATCCAGATGTAGTATTTACAAAATACCCATTACCAGCGACCGCTGTAAAACTTGCTGTTTTAGCTGTTGTGTCCCAACTTAATACGGCAAGACCTTGAAAGGCCCCGTTGTCTATCATTGTAGTTCCGCATGAAATAACTCCCATTATGAATCTCCTTCTATCTTGGATAAATTAATTTTAAATTTTTCTCCAGATATGTTATTTATTATAAATATATTATCTTTTCCTTCTTGTAAAGTCCAATTTCCTTTGGTTCCATCTACAACATTTCCTTGTTTTTTAGCTTGGTTAGATAGATGTAAATCTCCAGTATATAAATTTCTCCATACATTTCCTGAAGCTCCTAGATCATATGTGTCATTAGAACCAGGTACAATGTTTCCTGTAGCTGTAATTCCTTCTGAGGTAATTACTCCTAAACCTACATCCCCTAAATCTGTAGAAATATCTACAATATTAGTTCCATCTGAATATAAAATTTTGTAGCCTTTATTTGTTGCAGACCATGTAGCACCTGTACCAGAAGTTGTTTTGAAAGTTACGGTGTGAGCTCCTGTAGTTGCATTTTGAACAATATAAGTTTTTTCAATAGAATCAGGAATGGTCACATTAACATTTCCTGTTATAGTTCCTGTTAATTTTAAAACTTGATTTTTACCATTCGATAAAACACCATTTGAAAAAACTAAAGTTGCACCTGAAGTAACTCCAATTGCATCATAACCACCAATTGCTTGTTCAAGAATAAGTAGGTTAGTATTTGTAATTTGTCCCCAAGTTCCTGAATTTGCTCCAGTTGCCTGAACTGTTAGTTTTAAACTATCTGAATTAGCCATATTTTAGATTCCTTAAATTATATTATAATATTTCATTTATGCAGCAGTGTCAACTTCTGTCCAAGTACCAGAAGAGCCTTGATTTACCTCTGTCCATGTTGATGTAGATCCGGTATCTACTTCAGTCCAGACTATGGTTTTTTCGTCTCCTAAAGCCATTGTCATGGCTATACCGGTTGGTCTAGCAACAGAATCTGTTGCATCTGCCTGACCTTCTTGCATGGTCATTTCTTCACCAGTTACGTCTACATCAACATCTACTATTAATGAAGCAGTTCCAAGATTTGCTGTGAAACCTATTCCAGTTACAGAAACGTTTGCATCTCCAGTAACTGTTGGAGCATTTTCTTGCATTGTTAAATCAAAACCAGTAACTGCAACATCAACCTTAGCAGAAGCAACAACACTTCCTTGAGCTATAGATAATAGTTCTCCAGTTAAAGATACTTCAGTAGTTGCAGTTACAGCTAACGTTCCATCATTAGATGTAAGAACTAAAGCTTCTGCATTTAGAGCATTGATCATATCAGTTGATCCATCAGCTCCATCAAAATGTAAAAGAGCTATTGTATCTGAATCAACAGAAAACGCGCTTGTAGGTTCTGTAAAACTTGAGCCTCCGTATCTTGCAATATCTGAAACCCTTACTTCATCTATGTAACCATTAAAATCACCAAAGCCATTTTTTCCAATACTAAATGAACCATTATCTTGTTTATTACCTGTAGAAACTGTATCTTCTAAAGTTCCATTTTTATATATTCTGTGAGTGTTGCCTTGTCTTTCATAAGACAACATAGTCCAAACACCAGCAGATACTGTAACTGAAGTAGTAATAATTGTTGATGGGTTTACAGTCCAATAAACTTGGTTACCTAATAAATATGATTGTTCTGTTGTGCTTGTTCCTGATTGCCAAATGCCTTTATAACCTGTAACGTTGTCAGGTCTAATCCATAAATCAACTGTAAAATCTGTAGAACTTAGATTTATATTACTTGTTGAGTCTACAAAATCATCAGTACCATCTAACTCTAAAGAAGAGGCACCAAATTTTGCTTGATCAGTTGAAAGTGCAGCATTACCTGAAGCTGAAAATTCAGGGCCCGTTCCATTGAAAAGTTGTACATCTGCGTTTACAGCAATTGAAACAGAACCTAGACTAGAAGTCATTTCTTGACCAGTAACGATTGCATCAGGTGAAGGATCCACTGTTCCTTCTTCTGCAGTCATTGCTTCACCAGTAACTGAAGCAAATGTATTTGCGTCTAAAGTTAAAGTTCCTTCTGTTGCAGTTAACAACTCTCCAGTAAGTGAAACATTACCTGTTCCAGTGACTGAAACAGAATCTAAATTAGATGTTAAATTAAAACCAGTTACAGCTGCATCTGAGTTTGCAGTTGTATTAACAGAACCTAAATTAGAATTTAAAATTTGACCTGTTACATCTATATTAAAATCAACTTTTCCAATTGCTGTTCCGTCTGCAGCAGTTAATGCTTGACCCGTAATATCAATATTAGCTGTTCCAGTGGTTGATACAGAATTTAAATTAGTATCTAAGGCTTCACCAGTTGGAAAAACAGTTATACCAGCGAAGATATCAACATTACCTTCTGTAGCGGTGATTGTTTGACCAGTTAAAGGAACTACTACATCAATAACAACACCTGGAGATGTTTCTGCAATAGTAAGTTCTTGACCGGTTACTGCAACATTTATACTTTGTGACCCTGTAGCCGCAAAAGGACTTTCTGCAAATGTGGTTATTCCAAAAGCCATTGTCTAGGCTCCTGTTTTTATTTTTTTCTTTTCTTTTTTAGGTAATTCTTTTC